GTTTACAGCCCCTCTAATAAGTGCAACACATGCATTTAAAAATGTTACCGGCGCCCCGGTAATCACAAATGGAAGTTGAATTTATTACTATCTTAAAATAGTCGTAGAATTTATCACAAACCGACTATAAAAATTAAAATTCATCCGTTCGTAATTACCAGAACGTCTAGTTACTCTCTATCTTGTTTTATAGAGTAGGACTAGAACTGTTATTCATTGTCATTGTAGAGACATTTAATCCAATGATAAATTAAATGAAACCCATATTTAGCGTAATATGGAAAAGGTCAAGGTATAATGCCCCAGAGACAGGCACCTAGCCACCTAGGTAAGGGCTAACATTAACGGTGGAGCCGTTAAAAAATAGCCGAATTGAAAGTCATCAGCAGTAGCCCGATAAATCTGCGGATTGTTATAAGTAGCAATAACAACACCAATATTGGGCGTAGACTTTTGGTAAATTTGCGCAGTAGATTCCCACTCAAGAGCGGTCATCTTATAATTATTATAATATGGAACAAGAACAGAAACTATCTGTTCAGTAGACTTTCCAATACCATAACAAAAAGTTCTATTGCCAGTATACCAAGGATAATTAGTTGGCGCAGAAGTCGAATCAGTAACAACATGACTACCACCAACTTGTAGCCAATAACTCTTCTCTTTAAAAAATTCAGTAGTAGAATTAGGAGGTTCAGAAGCAACAATCTTAAAAGAGCCCCGAGCAAAAGCGTACATAGGAGCAATGAGACAAAAAGCATCACCGCCCATACCAGATGAAATAACACCAGTAAAGGTAGTAGTCATAGGCCAAAGCCACGGAGTAATAATAGGATTATGCAAAGTAGTAGACAAAGTGTCAATTTGAGTAAGACGACTTGTGAGCTGTTTGACAGAAGTAAAGGACTCACCAATACATCGAACATGGGGGTGAAGATTGTGTGGACCGATCTTACTCCCCCCAATATTCGTTCTAACAACGGACAAGTCACCTACGTTTGTAGAACTTCCACGATCATCGGCATTACCGACCATAGAAGGAATACCAGCAATAGCATCTAATGTAGGAGCAGCAAGCTCAAAATCATCACCAGCCTTAATCTCAACTAAAACATCCACTGCCTGAGCAACAGTAGCAGGAGCCACAAGTTGATTCACAACAAAAATTTTAATGACGCCCATCCAATCAGTATATTTAAGCCAATCATAAGAATTTAAATAAGGAAGAACAAAAGTAGCAGTATCCTCAAATCTTAGATCTATAAATTCTCTCATCATATATTGTGTATTAGCAAGAGCCATACCTGTAAAATCCCAATTAACACTAGGATTATAAACGACACAAAGTCGTCCAGAATGAAACTGTGTTTTAACAATTTTTAAAGTGAGGACAATAGAACCTCGCCAATATTTAAACTGTGGAGCTAGATAAGTAAATGGAGGACCACTCTGAAAAGTAGCGACATGGCCTCCACCCATAGTAATATTTGCAACTTCAATAAGATTATTGGGTCCAATCTTAAAAGTCTGAATATTACTACCAATGGCGGCAGAAGTATCCCAAGAAAAGTGTCTAGTTATAGCAGAAACACTCTTAAGGAAATTCCAAGACATTTCATCTTCCTTACGGAAAGTAATGTCCTGTAACATCTGTAATTCATTATTGCGTAAAAGGGCAGCAGTAAATGAAGTATCGTCACCATCAGAATTAGCAAAATGTCTATTATATTGATTAGAAACTATAACAGTAGGAGTATCAGTTATCGGTTTAGCATATCCAAATGCAGACGCGACTCCTGCAAGTCTATCACTTGCCCACATCACAGGCGCACAATAAGCAGCAAGAGCCGGTATACTAGATAATGCACCAGCAAAAGTAGATACAGCCCTAAGTCCTTTAGACACAGAACCTGATGCTACAGCTTCTCTTTCTTTATCCTGAAGGGCACCCTTCATATTAGCATTCACACTAAGTGGAGCACATAAGTGAATTTGGTCATACCAAGACATAACAGTAACATCTACAGCCGTAGAGCCAGTAGAGCCAACAGTTAAAGGACTAAGTACAACAATATAATAGGTGCCAAAACTAGCAGGATCATCAGTAATATCATTAGTATAATCAATATAATTATGGGGAGAAATAAAAGGCATAGTAAATTCCATAGATGGAACTTTTGCATCCATTTCAAATCCAGGTAATTGTGTTATCTGGGATAAAAATTGAGTATAGGTATTGATTTTACTTCGAACAGCAGAATTAAGTACTCCAGGAACGAATACAACTCGGAGTCTTCCAGCATGAAAAGGCATAGCATTAATCATAACTCGAATGTTAAATCGAGCATTTAATAAGTTTCTACCTCTCATCTTGTCCGTAAAATCTACTGTAAAAAGGTCACGGTAATTAACATGAGCTATTACCGTGAGCGCAGCCTGACCAGTACTCCATGCAACTTGATTAGTAACGAGAGGAGATTCGAAAAAATCAGCAACATTATTAGGGGTATCTGCATAAAGCATAGTAGGCTGTGTGAACGTTAAAGGTGGTTCAAGCACCTCTTCATTAAATCCAGTGGTAATGACTTCCTCAGATGAGGCAGTCGCTTCCATGTTAGGATAAACGGTTATTGTCGGCCCCGACATGGGCCTTCCTTCTAAAAATAAGTTCCTCTGTGTTTCGAGTGTAAATGTCATTAGGATTGAAATTAATTAAAATAAATAATAAAACTTTGTATGCGTAACAAATTATAATAGAAATGTAGGGGATATTACCAATCGCAGGCCTCTGAAGGATAAGAGCCTGTGTCCATGTTGTTTCAAACACTATCCATCACAACATTAGATACTTCACCTGAGCATCGCGACCTTGTCAAGGGCTTACGACTAATATAGAATGAAGCAAGCAGGAGGGATCTCCCTGCCCAACTAACGGTTTATCAGAATATTATATACAATAGAATGGTAATTTGTTACCCAGTTATGGTGAAGGTCACCCAACAGTTTAAACTCATGTCAAGGAGGTAATGTAAATTATAGATTTGACTCACTGAGCACTTCACCCCAAGGGGCATATGTAGTGTTCAGACAAAAAGATCTTGCCAAGTCATAATCCATATACATTGAAGAGAGCTTATAACGTATATCAGAAGCTCTATTCTGTAATTGTGATACAAAATGTCGGAATCTCTCACGACTCTTAAGGGACATCTCTTGAAGTCCAGTATCCACAATTTGTGGAAAGTGTTTTAAGCCTTCTTCAGACCAATAAAACATATGTATGATAGAGGGATCCTCTAGTGGAGCAAGAGCTCGTTGTTTATCAGATCCAGGTTCATTATCAAGAATGAAAGTACGTTGTAAAAATATACAATCAAGAATTTCTTTATAATCATAATCTATCACACCAGTTTTACGGGCATCTGTGTATAGAAAGCCAATCTCAGCAAAGTTGTTTTGCACATCTCGAGCACCAAATGGAAAAAGTTTATCTTTAATACCAACAATATGATCATCACTTAAGACAATAACATAAATGTTGTTTTCTAGACGAACCAAGTCTGGTTTCTCATGCAATTTCGCTGAGTATGTTAGGTGTTTTAGGCCAAGTGATTTAACCCATGACATCAAATAATTATAACGTTGTAAGACATTATCACAAAATGAGCCAAGTAATTGGGTTATAAAACAGCCAGAAGTAATAGAATCATACCAGAGTACTATTACCCACACGTAATCGGAATCTCCATAATCCATGTATCTTTTCTTTTCTTCTTCAGATAATTTATCAAAATCAATTGAAGATTTCAGAACTTGAATAGCATGCAATGAATTACAGAGCCGATGTAATATTGTTTCTCTAGCTATATGCTTAGGTTCAGGTTCGCCATGATAAACATGACGACAGAATTGTGAAAACATATAAAATAGAAATTGTTTGATGTGTCCGTCAAATTTGCTAAAGTCACCGTCAAATACATGACAGAAGACCTTAAACATATTATATACCGAAGTCCAGTCATAACTATAAGGATTAACTCCCATAGCAAAACCGTTGGCGATATTGTGTCGAACAGCATCAGACTGTAGATCACCAAAGTAGCATTTCTCAGCCATTAATTGTTTCCAGTCTGCACCAGAAATGTATCGTCCTTTGCCATCCCACACCTTCTGTGCGGAAATAACTTCAGCTTTAAGAAAGCCTTTGTTTGTCCAGCGCTGAACGATACCTTGTTCCAATTCCTTGAACATCTCTTTAACCTCAACAATTAAACCTTTAATGGGTTCAACAGTGAGATCTCTAAGACCTTCTTTTCCGTACATTTTCTTCTTAGTTAAACCTCGAAGACCAAGTTCTACTCCAACGCTAGTCGTCCTAGAATCTGGTCCAACAAAACCCTTACCGTGGATTGCGTCTTCCACGTTCCAAGTTTTAAGAGGTCTATCAAATTCAGATCTGCACGAATCCCATCGATGCGTAAACATCGAACATGCCATGGTAAGCAATTCGGGATTAATAGCGAAATTATCAAAACAATATTTTGTAAGAGCATTATAAGTGGGATCATGTTCAACAATCCTACCATCATCATGCGTTACAGAATAAGGTGAAAGGATTGTGGGTATTTTCTCATTAGGACCAAAGCATTCAAAGAAAGGGGTCTTTTTAAGTTTATTGGTACAACTTTGGGAAAGGCCTCTCTTCATGAGGCCTATAATGGGAAATTTTGAAGGTATTGAATTACAGCAGCCGTCTCCAGCCACAGTTTCAAGTTCAATAACCAATCCAGAACTAGGTACATCATGTAACTCAAACATTTGATGTATTTGCTCCTGGGTAGTTACAACACTAACACCTGTAGGGGTTGAATTCTTCTTTGTTCCAGCCGAATGGAGTCCCATGATATAATTTTCATGAAATTCTGTATCAGCTAACCAGAGAGGAGACATACATGATGCGGGAACACCGTGAATGTCATAAATCCAACCAGAATTATTCCAAGTTTTGTCAATGGCCGTATAAGTAAAAGGGCCAAGACGACAACTAACAGGAATATATTCAGTAGTAGTCCGTATGCCTTCATGAGTGGTATAAGCCAAAACACTTGATAACCTAGGAAGATCTTTAGGAAGCAGATCTAAAGGCATAAAGTGTTTTATAATGTTAGGGAATTGTTTAAGTCCTTGTCTTCTATCAACAGTTAGCAATGCTAAGTCATTTTTAGTAAACATGGTTACTTTACAATACCGATAAAGAATATCTGTCTTTACACCGCTCGAATTAATGAACGATATCTTAAAGTCATCATCATTATCAGCATATTTTTCCATTAACATCACAGTATGGGAATTGAGTATGCAAGTACTATCTTTCAAGAAAATAACATTAGTTCATATTAAAGTATCAAAATACAAAGAACAAATGTTATTGAAAAAGATAGTCTCACTCTTTTCTTTAAGCCTAGAAGTAATTGCAAGACAAGTGCCAGCACCAGCGTCAACTGGTAATGCTTCAGCAACTGTCTTAGCAACAACTCGCGGAACGGCTTTAGGAATTTTCTTACCTTTTCCCTTAAATTTGACATTAAGGTACGCGTTTACTATAAGTTCTCCCTTCTTATTCTTTGCTGAAAGCACAGAATAAGCTAGTCTAAGAGCACCAACCACAGATAAAACTGCGAGGTTACTCCAAAAACCAGAATAAAGAAGGGAAAACCAGGAGGTATGTAAAACCTTTTCAGCATCAGATATAAAGTCAGCTGTAGAGGTCTTGAGGATACGCCACCAGGATGTCATAACTTCAGACCAAGTCTTTTGTTTTAACATGCTTAACATCTCAACCATGGTACCACCTAAACGGCGAGCACCATTGGAACAGAAATAATAAAGTTGTTTCATGTAATTCATAAAAACTTTCGCATCGATATCGGGTCTTAAATAGGCACGGCTAAAAGTACAGCCGAGACTACCCAAGACACCGGATTCAGACCACCACTTCATATAGTAGTCCATATCCTTATCAAGGGTTGAAAAGAAATCAGTATTAATCTCATAAGCACTTTTAAGGTGTCCAGATTCATCTAAAGAGAAGAGGTCCGTTAACCAGCCAGGGCATGAGATGCCTAAAACGGTTTTCGGAATACTCTTAACTTCAATTAAATCCTTTGTAAAAGTACTTACAAGATCAGGAATTTTAGCATCAGTAGAATTGACATTCATGAAACGAATACACATATCATTACACCAATCTTCAGTATTTGCATACTTAGTTTTGGCGCCATGAGATGGTAGAAAATCAAGCATAACGTGTGATAAGGCATTGAATAAAGGCTTATTCATAGCATATAAACACATTATCTTTTTCCATGGATTATCAGAAATCTTAGAACAAGCTTTGATCCAACTTTCATTAAGATCAAAACAAGTCTTAAGTCTCTCTTCTACATCAACAAGTTTCTTTCCTGTGATCTTCTCGTAATTGGATGTAACATTAGAATTAAGACAAGCCCCCCTATCATTTCTGAGAGGTGGGTTTATCATAAGATCAGTCATAATGTCAGCAGTAGTCATTCCATAAAACGGGTTAAGTTTCTTGGATTTATTAATACTAGACATCTGATTCATCTTAACTTCTTCATCAAATCTATGATTGATAATACGAGTAGTAATAAGGCGGATCCAATCATGATATTCTAAAGTGATATTCAATTTATCTTCGACTCCAACGGCGTTACCCGAAGAGTCTATCTTAAACGTATAAGGTTTAAAGAGATAAATTGAAAAATCAAGTTCAGTCAATTTAGATTTGTCAAGTGTGAACTTAGGCATATGAGTGCGTCCATCTGTAAGATCATCATACATGAGTTTATACTCAGGTTTGAGGTCTACAAAGAAACAATCACCCATTCTATTTGCTACAGCATCTAAATCACAGACGCTGAGTTCATCAAGATTAAGGGAAGTTTTATTAGTACTTAAAGCAAGTACCATTGGATTATAAAAGACTTCACCTTTATCCGCAAATGCACGGTTAACAGCTTTTGGTGCGTTGTTAGCAACACCAATAAGCCATCTTCCATGACAAATCTTAGGATCTCGTGCAATGTTAGCCATCTGAAAGATGTCATCTACTTTTTGGTAAACACATCCAGCGCGATAAGTTTGGTCATACTCAAGTGAGGGATCTGTACTACAAATGTAGTTATCAGGATCCTCAACGAAATTAGTCATATCATCATCACCTATAAGAATAGGCATGGTGGTATAACCAGTCGCGTCTTGAATTTGAGTCTTACCAATCTGAGATGGGCCAACTAACGTATAAACATAGGGCCTCATACGTATAGTTCCTTGAATAATTCCAAGGGTCTTAAAGCGAACTTCTAAAATGCGTTGAACACTTCGTAAGTAGCCGATTTGTTGTCTATAAACGGAATAAGAAGGATCCATAGGGAGCCTTCTTTCTGTATTATTCAACTTCTCGACTAAATCACGAAAGGTTCGATAATCATTTCTAGAAACTCTTGCAGCGCTAGCAAATTTTTGATTCAAAAATTCAAAAGTATCTCCTATATTGTTAAGTATAGGATACTGAGAAAATTTGGATTTAAAAAATTGCACTCCAAAGGGGCTAGTAATAAGATTGATTAACTCAATGATACCATCGAACAGAAATTCAACTGTCCAAGCGGTACCATTAATCATTTTCTTAAAAGTAGCACATTTAAATGCAAGTTCATAAACGTCGTCAAAGTCAAAACCAGTAATGGTATTGACAATGGCTCTTGACATCGATGAAATTGCATCAGATGTTGATTGAAGTGTAATAGAATTAACTTCAAGCTCTGCTTCATCATCTTCATCTTCAGCAGCAAAGTAATCAAACGCCATGGCAGTTATATCGCCAACGACGTCGTTGACAAATAATGCATGAGCAAAATACTTTACAAAAGGAGACAAATCAGAAATATGGAGCAATCCTGAAATGATGGCTTTAAGACCATACTTAGCAATTTTATTTCCGATCATACTATTAATAATAAAATACAAAGTTGCGATAATAAATATCATAACAATGGATCTCGTAATAGGATCAGAAGGTAAAATCTTAAGTATCGTAGTCATAAATGAATCAGATGCAGACTGCATAACAGTCTTAATATTAAACGTATGTTCGTGTTTAATATTGCTCATTTTCTCACTTGCTTCAGATAAAGAATCAGATAAAGATTTTGTAGCTTCTTTAACTGTATCAGTGATGCCATTACAAGCAGTAACGACATCAGGGATAGATTCCTTAGCTTCAGAAATTGTTTTCGCAGCACCCGAAAGATCCTTTAAAATATCGAAATATCCATTGGGATGGAGTTCCGGTAAAGAGTTCTTTAATTTACGGGCGAGACTCCTCACTTTTAGTGAGGGAGATTTCGGTGCGCGGTGTTCAACAAATTCATAAAGCTTGTTTTGCAAAGTGAAGAATTTTTGACCATCTCTATAGACCCTTTTGGGGTCATAAGGAATAGAAAAACGATCTTCTAAATATTCATGATAATTCATGACATATTCCAATCGAGTTTCTTGTTCCTTATGAAGAAAATCATCAAGACAATTTCCTTCAATAGAGGGTGGTGAATCTTCTAGGACCCATGTTTCAGGGGCCGAGTAATCAAAAGATTCACCAGAATTTGTTGAATAGGTATCTTCATGTAAACAAAAATACGGATCAACAAGGTCCTCAGGTTTTCCGTCAAATGTCTTAATCACATCTAAGACAATTTCTGGAACTTTGGTTAAAGCAACCGTTCTAACGAACTCATCGTCAGTCGGGAAGATCTTGCAAAATTCTGCGACGGAAACGAATGTTGGAGGCAAAGTGACATTAATGTCACTAGCACTCATCATTCGTTCTTCGACACGTTCCTTCAATGTTAACGAAGGAAGGTCGGCAAATACAACAGGTGGAGCTGAGATTTCAGTTGTTGTACGTTCTACATTTATCTTCCATTTAGGAATCTTCTTTTCTTTTTTAATACGAAAAGACTTACGCTCTTCTGGAGATAAATGTCTGCGAGACTCACGCCAAGGTTTTTCAATAGGGGTAATAATGGATCTACCCATACTGACAACATCACGAAAAGTCATACCTTCAACATTGGTTCCATCTGCCGTTAAATTTTCATAAATTTCTTCATCGGAGATTTCGTTGTTGGTAGACCATTTCTTAGGTTGTTCCTTGGTTGAAAAAGACTTCTTACAAGATTTGTAAATAGTCTTCTTCGTCGTATGCGCATTGGCTAATTGCCTAGCTTTATACGCCTCACTCACGGAGGATTTGGGGGTGACAGAGGGTGTAACTGCAGTGTTTCTTTCTGGGAAGCATTTCATGGTTTCTAAAGAGTTTTTGGAACAGTTTTTTAGGACTCTCACGATCCTGGAAGTGGGGGTAGAATGGTGATTTTCAGTATGTTATATATTCATATAAATACCTCACAGGCCAGATTCTGTCAAATCTGCCTGAGACAAATTACTATACAAAATTGCGAAAATTTGGATATATATAATAACTTGAACGTGTCCACGCCTTAGGCCTAATTCACCCAGCTTGCTAACAATGCCGTGTATGTTAGTACTGGAGGTTCTAAGTAATGTGTGCGGACACTGGGTGTGCATCCATCATGGCTCGTCCCATGGGCACCCAACGGATCTTAACGAGTAGACAAAATATAAATATCTAACTTGAAAAAGTGTTTAGTGTGCGGGGTGTGTGTGTGTGGGATGGGGTTTATTTACTTGACCATTTGGTCTTACTATCAAAAACATTATTAAATAATGTTCAATCAAAATGATTGGGCTAGTAAATAAATCTACAGAAGACTAGTATAATTTTCATATACGTATGTACTATGGAGATATAGAAGTGAATGTGTAGTGTGAATGTGTGAAAACAGTAACCTGTTTGGTAAAAGTTTAATTGTCGTTATACCATTGGACTATACCCCCCCTAC